CAAATCACTTGAGTCAAAAGGTTTTATACAGATCGAATTAGAAAGACAAGGAAAGCAGATAACCAAACGAATAATTAGGGTAGTTAATAAATTAAACACCCCTATAGCAAAAACTAAACAGGGGTATTTAGAAAATGATCAAGAGAATAATACATCACCTAATAAAACAATTAATAATACAGAGGGAAAGCTCCCTAAAAAAATAAAAAGATTTCAAAAACCTTCTCTTGATGCATTATTTGAATTTAAAAATAGCAAGCAATATCTGCCTGACCCACACAAGTTTTTAAACTATTACGAGAGTAATGGTTGGAAGGTTGGTCGTAGCCCTATGAAGTGTTGGAAATCAACCTTTATAACGTGGCATCTAAGAGATTTAGAAAACGTCAAGGCTAAACCAAAATCTAACAGCATTCGTGGTCGCTCCATTCAAGATGCGCTTTCTGATAGGAGTTGGGCTAATGGCTAGAAAGTTCAAATTTGTTGGCGAGCATGATCGGTTTACAACAAATCACTATTACACCGCCAGAGAGATAGTCGAAAAAATGCCAACGGTTAATCCGTACACGCTTAAAAATAATTTGCTTGGCAAGTATGAATTCGATGAATCTTTGTTGACAAAAAAAACGCGTTTATCAGCAAGTGCATATCCGATTTTTAGTTCTGAGATGGAATCGATATCTGCTAAATGGCTCAAACGGAGGTTGATTTGACTATCGATGATGCCATTGCAAGGGTAAAGCTTATAAATTCTATGGGTGACAACGCCTACATTTGCGAACGATCTGGCGGCAATCTGTGTGTTTTATCACAACATAACATTCGGCATTGGGAAAATCGTGATGCTCAAGTGATAGAAATCTGCAAGGTGGCGCGATGAGCGATCTTGGCCTCCTTAGATTTCCCATAAACATTACTAACGACTACCAACGCGATGAGCTTTGCAAAAAGATCGGCAAGCTAGAAACCTCCAGACAAAAGCCTATTTTGGTAAAGATCACTGATGTTAAGGAAAAGCGTTCTAACGCGATTAATCGCCTAGCGCATATGTGGTATAGGAATTGTGCAAATCAAGGCGGTGAGTACACAGAAGAGCAGGTGAAGTGTATTTCAAAGCTCAAGTGGGGCGTCCCTATCATGCGGCAGCATGAAAAGTTTAACACGACTTGGATGAAGCTAACCGCAGGGTTTCCAACCTATGAGGAGCAAGTTGAGCTTATGCAATATCTGCCTGTTACTTCTTTAATGACTAACGCGGAAATGTCCTCTTACCTAACACACTTTAAAAATCTGATGGGTCAGCACTACGACCTGGTTGATCCTAAGTTAGAGGGAATAGAGTTGTGATTAAAATTCAAACCTTTTATCTAATAAAAATCTACTGGCCTTTAGTTTTTGCAAAGGTACATCTGCTTGGATACCTAAAAAAGATTTATAAATTCTACACAGTTAAAAAACATTGTGGCTGTGCTTATCTCATAAGAACCGACAAGGCTAATGCTATCTGTAATGTATGTAAGAGATGGCAAAAGCATAGCAGGTGGCAATGAATGCCAAAGAAAAAATTACCAACTATCGCTCAAGAAGTAGAAAAGGCCGCAGTCTTGTTGCAAAAGTTGGTCAGGTTAAAAGCCGCAAATGATAACGGATATGTTACCTGTGTAACCTGTGGAGTTGTTAATAAATGGAATGACCAGATGCAGGGTGGTCACTTTTTTGAGCGCAGTCGATTAGGCACAAAGTTACTGGTCGAAAATGTACATCCGCAATGCTCTGGTTGTAACTGTTTTAAGATGAAAACAACAAGCGGAGTTTTAGATTATCGAAGATACATGGTCGATATGTATGGAGAAAAGGGCGTTGATCAGCTGGAGGCGCTATCAAGAAAAATCAAGAAATACTCAAGGCCAGAGGTTGAGGATATAAAGCAAGATTTTAGGGAGCAAATTAAATATCACACCGAGCGTATCGGGGGATGAAAAATGGAACACCTAAAAGAATTTTGTACCGATAGACAAAGGGAAGTGGTGCAAGCAGTTATTGACAACGACACTCAGCAAGATGCAGCAAATGCTTTAAATATCTCGCGCTCTGGAGTAAAGAGCGCATTAAAAGCGGTAAGAAAAAAAGCCGCATTAGCCGCAGTTGCACCTGACCATGATGTTAATCATCGAACGATGGAGGGATTTTCTGCAAAACGTGTATCTACTGCGTTTAGAGAGAACGGAGAGATAGCTTTACAGTGGGTTATACAAGAGCCAGATAAGCTACAGATCGATGCCATGCTTGATGACTTTCGTGATGGTCTTAAAGATGAATTAAAAGACCTACACAAGCCCATACCAAAGCCAACTGACACTCTTGATAAGCTGATGAATTGCTACCTTATAGGCGATCACCACTTGGGTCTTTTGGCTTCATCAAAAGAGACAGGAGAAAGCAATTATGACACCGACATTGGGGTTGATTTACTCGAAAATGCCGTGGATTCTCTTGTGTCTCGCAGCCCTAATTCGAGGCACGGTCTTTTGTGCAATCTTGGTGATTTTTTTCACTCCAATAATCTTAAAGGTGAAACAGCATCTGGAACACCGTTGGATACAGACGGGCGATACGGCAGAACGGTCAGACTAGGTGTAAACCTATTAAAGCGGATTGTTATCCGGCTTCTTGAAAAGCATGAAATTGTCACTGTTTTAAATGTGCGCGGCAACCATGACAGTGATCCGGCTCTATGGTTAAACGAGGCCATGAAGATGTACTTTGAGAACGAGCCTCGCGTCATTATTCCTGATAACTATTCTAAATTTACCCACCTTGAGTTTGGCAACAGCCTTATTGTCCTACACCACGGAGACAAAATTAATCCGCAGCGCATATATGAATCTGTGACCAGGCGATTATCAGTCGAGTGGGGTCGATCTAAATATCGCTACGGTTGGCTAGGGCATTTGCATCACAAAGAAGCTAAAGAAATTGGGGGCATGATGTTTGAGCAATTTAACGTCTTGGCAAGTCCTGATGCTTGGCATGCTGGTTCTGGGTTTGGATCATCCCGGTCAATGACTTGCATCGTGTTATCTGAGGAATATGGCGAAGACAGCAGAGTAATTATTAACCCAGATCGTATAGAAGGTGAGCGTTATGAGTGATTTTGGCATGAGTACACGGACAGCAAGTGTCACAGTTAAACCAGATTGGACAGAGCAAGATATTCAATCCTTAAAGAAGTTTTTAGAGGCGCTACTCAAGCGCAAGGCGGCAAAAAATGAGTGAAGAAATATTAAGAAATGTAAAGGCATTAATGTTAAGACTAGCCGATCACCAGTTAGAGGATCATTTAGTTGAGATTGTTGATGTTTTAACCGCGCCAAAAGGTGCAAGTTATGCTTATTTAACAGAGCAATGGATGCCACAGGCAGAATCTTTGATTGCAGATGCAGAGACATTACCTGACCCGGTTGATTGGCGAACTCACAGAGAATATTTAGAGGACGAATAATGTCTGAATTGATGGCGATGTTGGCGGCAGGTTCACCGCCTATTACGAGTGTTCGTGGTTCACAAAAATCCATAAGCCCTTCTGACGTTGCGGCTTGCCTACATACTTGTAATCGCTTTACCTATCTGTTTGGTTTGGCGAAATTCTCACTGGATAATTCATCAAAAACAGAACTAAACTGGCTTGCCATACAAGCGGCTCGGAAACATAACTTTAAACGCACAGAGAGCGAGTCTAAGCGCGTTATTGATCTTCTTGCTCTAGTAGCCTTAAGATTGGCAATATCGCCTAATAAATGCCCTAAATGCAAAGGGGTGGGGGTTATAAAATCTAAGTCAGAATATATAACCTGCCCATCGTGTAATGGTGAGGGCATTAAAAAGCTTTCTGTTATGAACTTATCAAAGGTAATTAACGTTTCTGAATGGCGAGCAAGGAAAATATGGCAGCAAAGACTGACCATTTTACTCAGTGATTACGCCATTATGGAGTCCGATATACAGGATTCGATCTATCGTGGACTAAGAGAATAAAATACTGTATATTTAAACACTGTATATATTGACAGTCCTCACAAAACCTGTTGTAATTGTCTACAGTAGCCAATAGTTTATTCTACGGCTCTCCGCATATTTAACCGCCTTAATTGGCGGTTTTTTTCGTTATAGGTGGTCGAAAGACAGCCTTGCAGAGCAGTACCCCTCCCTTGCTGTTTTGCTGAATTATTCTGGAGGTTCCAATGCGAACATCTAACGATGGCGTTGACCTAATCAAACACTTTGAGGGCTGTAAGCTAGAGGCTTATCAATGCTCTGGCGATGTCTGGACTATCGGGCATGGGCATACCAGAGGCGTTGAGGAAGGTCAGAAGATCACAAAGAAGATCGCAGCCGCTTTTCTACAAGAAGATATTGAAATGGTAGAAACGCACGTAAACCGATTGGTGACTGTTGACCTAGAACAGCATCAATGGGATGCGCTGATCTCTTGGTGCTTTAATTTAGGTTGTGGAAATCTTAGATCAAGCACGATGCTCCAAGTAATTAACCGGGGAGAGATCGACCAAGTAACCTCAGAGTTAATTAGATGGGACAAAAGCAACGGAAAGGCACTTGCAGGGCTAACAAGACGAAGGAAAGCAGAGGCAACTCTGTTTGACAAGGGCGAGTTAGATTATGGCAAGGTGAAAGACAATGGATGAGCATACTAAAGAAATGGTTGATATTGCAGCAGCAAGCACAGGGATTATGTCACTAGCCGCATGGCTTCCTCCTATCGCATCTCTATTCACAATCGTATGGTTGGGGCTAAGGATATGGGAAAGCAAAACAGTTCAGGATTTAATTAAAAGGTAATATCAATATATTTTGATATAAGGGAAAAATGAGCTTAAAAATTACGTATGTAAAAAGGGATTCTTTGATTCCCTATGTTAATAATTCAAGAACGCACGATAATAATCAAGTCAAGCAAATCGCATCATCAATTAAAGAGTTTGGGTTTACCAATCCTGTTCTTATTGATGAAGATAACGGAATAATTGCAGGGCATGGTCGATTATTGGCGGCTGATCTTTTAGGTTTAGATGAGGTTCCCACTATAACCTTAGAGGGGCTTACAGAGGCACAGCGAAAAGCCTACGTTATTGCTGATAACCAACTTGCCTTAAATGCAGGGTGGGATTTAGATTCGCTTAAGGTTGAGATTGATCGTTTAACTGAGTTGGACTTTGATGTTGATCTGCTTGGTTTTGATGATGACTTTTTATCATCGCTCCTCGATGAGCCT